CGAGGTATCCGATGCCGAAGTCGGTGTCGAAGTTGGCCGGCTCGTAGTAGGTTTCTGACCACTCGTAGGCCACGTCGGCACCCGGCTCGAGGTTGATGTAGTTGGCTTGGTCGAACCAATAAGTGAGCTCCCATAGGCTGGCTTTTAAGGTGTGACCAAAGAAGCTGCCACGGTAGGCGGTGGGGGTGTATTGTGTTTCCATGGGTGCAAATGTACACCAAAAGGATACCCGGCAAGCGTTTTTTACACTTGCCCGCCTAACTGATTGAAAAACAATTCTATTATTTTTTCGCCTGCCCTAGTTTTCGGCTATGTAGGTATGCCACGCCAGCAGCTTGATCATGTCCTGCTCAGCGTGCAGCTCGGCGATGCGCCGGCGCTCGATCTCGTCGCGTAGGCGCTTTTCTTGCAGCAAATACTCCAGTTCCCAGCCTTGCGCTTGGTCACTCCACGCCCGTGGCCCCATTATGCGCACTAGCGCCCCGTATAGGTGGGCCGCCCGCTCAAGGTTGCCACTGCGCTCCTCGCTTTGCGCCATGCTTTCGATAAAGCCGGCGAAGGCCGCAGCGGTTTCACCGGCACGGGTGTAGTCGTACCAGCGCCGGTCGTTGTTTTCGTCGTCCATTTTAGTAGCCGCGGCGGTAGTACCACCACCACCACAAAGGTAGTAGGATGAGCAGTTTCATGGGTTGCTTGGGTTTGATGTGTATAGGGTCGCCACGTACACCTCGGCGGCCTTTTCGCTGCCGTCGTTGGTCTTAGCGTGCCCGGCTCGGTAGATGCGCTCCAGCTCCCACCGCTCGGCCACCAGCTTGAGCTCGGCCTGCTCGATGGCCATGCGCAGCCCGTGTATCATGTCGGGCGTCAGCAGGCTCACCAGGTCGGTCATGGCTTGCAGTTCACGGATGAGCTGCGCGATCGGCGTGCGCTTCATGGTGTGATGGCTTGCGCCAGCTCGGCTAGCTTGTCGGCAAGGCGGTAGATGCCGTCGCGGGTGTTGAATGTCCACGCCTCCGTTGTTAGCGTGTAGGTGGTGTCGTTGCCTACCGTGTGCGCGGTCAGTTGCATGCGTTGGTTTTGCTCCCACGGCATAGGGTCGGGCTGCTCGATTGTGCAGGTGGCAAGCTGCTCGACGACCTGCGGGGTGGTGGTTTCGGTTGTGTCCATGCGGTAAAAATAAAAAAAAAGGCAAGCACCCGGTGCTCGCCCAAAGTAGCCCGCGAAGGCCACGCTGCGCTGGTTAGCGCCAAAGTAAGGCCAAGGCCAGCAGGCAGGCGATGCCAAGGCCGAAGCACACCTCGACCATGTACATGGCTAGCCAGTGCACGCGGCGCCTCACTCGGTTACCGTGAAGGCGTTGGTGATGGCCTTGCCGGCAGCGCCCACAATTATGAAGGCGACGGCCAGCCACTTGTCGTTGGCCACCACGGTGAAAACGGCAGCGGAGGCGCTTACGTAGTTGAGGAAGTCGCCGACCATGCGCAGCACGGGCGCGGTGGGCTCGGTGTAGTAGCTTGTTTTTAGCTTCAGCTTGCTCATGGTGTTGGGGTATAGGGTGTGTATAGTGTTTGGCCTTTTGTGCCCTTGCGTGCACGTAGCACCTCGCGGCGGTTGCGCCCGGCGTTGTAGCTCACGTGTACCCAGTCGGGCCGCTTGTCGTCGCCGAACTCCCAAATGAGCTGATCGAAGTCGAGGCGCTTGCGCACGTAGTCGAACACCAGCGCGTTGGTGATGCGTAGGGTGGCCAAGCTGTCGCAGTCGATGTCGATAGCCTCGCCCTTGCAGTGCTGGCTGGTGCGGCTCCCGCCAATTTTGGTGTTGAGGGTGATGCTCCGGTACATGCTGTTTATAGGCAGCCGGCGCCCGAAGTAGTCGCAAAGCGGGTCGTAGACCTTGAAGCATAGGATGCGCATGCTGTCGAGCGCCTCGTCGGTTGGCTCGTTGTCGATGCCAAGGCGCAGGGCGGTCGCGCTTTTGTAGGTGTCGGAGTAGCTCGCCCAGCGGCTTACTAGTTTCATCGCGTCAAGTTGGTATAAATTGCCACGGCCATGCTGAGCACGCTGATGGCGGTGGCGGTGATGAGCCACAACTTGTACATGCCACGGCGCTCGTTGCTGTCGTTTTCAAGTAAGCGCACCCGGTTCTCGATGTCCTCAATGATTTTTTCCTCGATGCGTGCGACCTTGACGGCTAGCGCCCGGTGCTGGTCGAGGTGGTTTTCCTGCCGCTCGGTAAGCACCAGCAGCAGCTCCTTCTCGGTCATGTTGGCGTATTGCATAGCGCTCAAAATTATGCGCCCGCTTGGGGCCTATTTTGCAGCACGCTGCACGCCTCAAAGGTTTGCGACTACATGCGCAAAGATGGGCTCGTCGTCGCTGCCCCAGTTGGCCACCAGGGCCATGGGTAGCTCCATGGTGCCGGAGCTTGTCACCGGCTTGCTAATTGTGTAGGCTTGGTCGCCGTTTTGGTCAAGCACCGGCGCACCGGTCACCTCGTCGAAGGCCATGTACACGATATAGTCGCACACCTGCCAGCTCACGGCACCCGGTGCGATGTCGAAGTCGTAGCCCGCGTAAAGCTCGAGGCGTAGCAGGGTCGTGGCGCTCAGCTGACGCTCGTTGTGTTGTAGTTGCATAGGTTAGTAGATTTCCATGACAAGTACCAGCCCGTCGCCACCGTTGCCACCTGCGCCACTTGCGGTGCCGTTGACCGATGCGCGCCCGCCGCCACCACCTGCGCCGTAGTTGCCGCCGTTACCCGCCGCCGTGGTGGGCGGGAAGCCGCCTGCGCCGCCTGTGCCGAGGCCCTTGCCGGAAGTGAGGCTTGAGCTGAAAAGTAGGAAGTTGGACTGGTTGGCTAGTCCGTTGGGTGATGCGCCGGATGTTGGGCCTGCAATTAGCACACCGTTAGCGTATATACCTCCACCATTACCTCCAGCCGTTGAGTTGGTATTACCGCTGTTGATGCCGCCACCGCCACCGCCGCCAGTAGTTGATATACCACCGCCGAAACCTTGAGAACCTCCCGTGCCATTACCACTCTGACCATTACCACCACTGCCACCACTCATGGCATAAGGCCCGCCAATAGGTGTTGATAGTAGGCTTGAACCACCAGCACCAGTTGCACTTGTTGTACCAGTACCACCACCACCACCAGTACCACCCTTCGCAATAACAAGCGAACCGAAGCTCGTGTCTGCCGCGGTGCTGCCGTTGGTGCCGTTGGTGTCGTCAGCCGCTGCACCCGCGCCGCCCGTGGCGCCGGTTGCTACCGTCACCGTGACCGCGCTAGTCAAGTCGTCGGCAGCCACCTGCCGCCACACCACCGCACCACCACCGCCACCGCCACCGCCGAAGCGGTTAGATGCCGCCGCACCACGTCGACCGCTGCCACCACCACCACCAGCACCCACCGCTGCAATGAGCACGCGCTTGAGGCCGTTGGGCTTAGTCCAGGTTGATGTGCCCGCGGTATACTCTTGGATGACCACCACCGGTGCACCGGCACCGCTGAGCACCTGCCAGCCGATGTCCCGCGACCACTCGAGGGTTTCACCGGGTTGCAGCTCCACGCTTACCAGCTTGTACTGCTCGGTCACGTCGTCGGTGAATAGCGTCACGGTGTGCTTGCTCGTGTCGGCGTTGCACACGTTGAGGTGTGCCACCTGCAAAGCGCTGCCGCTGATACCGGTCAGCACAATAGTCGGGCCGACGTCGAGCAGGGCTTGCGTGGTGCTTTGGGGCAACACCATGCCGCTGCTGTTTATTTCGTTGTAGCTTACCACGATGACCGGCTGGCTGGTCGAATAGGGTGCAGCCAGGCTGGCTTGTAGTGTAAATTGGTCTTGTATGTACATGTCAGAAGGTTGCGGTGATGGCGAACACCTGCGCGGTGGTCGGCCCGGTTGGTGCAGGGCTTGCAGGCTCCCATAGGCTACTCGTGCCGTTGTAGGTTAGCACGTCGCCGGAGCTCGGTGCGGTGTCGGCCACGTCGTGCAGCTCGGCTAGCTCGTAGCCGTTTTGGATGGCGTAAAGCACCCGCCCGTTGTTGTTTTGCTTGCGCGTAATTATGCCGATGAACACGGTGTTGTTCGGCGATGCCGGTGGAGTAGTGGTCACCTGCCCCGGTATGGTGCTGAGCCATAAGCGGTCACCCACGTCGAAGCCGCTGGTGTCGAGGTTGTGCACCTGGCCGGATGTCACCACGAAGCCGGTGTCATTATTGTCGATGTCCTCGTACACGCCGCCAATTGTTTTGCTGCTGCCGCTTTCGGTCACGGCGTCGGCTAGCTCGATTTCTGGGAAGTTGCCCGAGGCGCTGCTTGTCTTGAGGTACACAATAGTCCCCTTGGGTACCGTTGCCCCGGTCTTGTTAATGACCTCGATTTGCTCGCGCTCGCTGGCGTCCACGATGCCGTTGTCGTTGGTGTCGTACACGCTTTTCAGCATGTCACCAATGACCGCCGGCTTGCCGGTTACGTCCGTCCACGCTACCTCGTAGGCTACGCGGGCGCTGTTGACCGTGCCGTCGTCGAGGCTGTCGTACACGCTTTTGAACATGTCACCCGCAGCGGGAAGGGTCACCCACACCACACCAGCCGCCGCGTTGGGGTCGGCAGCTAGCACCTGCGAAGGATCGCCGGCCACGGTAGGTACGAACTCGCCCAGCTGGTCGTCGTAGGCTAGCAGCTGCCCCTTAGTGGTGCCGTCGCCGAACCACTCGCGCACCTGCTGCTCGGTTATAATTGTGGGCTGATTGGTGACGTCGGCCCAGTCGACCTCGTAGGCCACGCGGGCGCTGTTCACTGTTCCGTTGTCTAGGCTGTCGTACACGCTCTTGAGCATGTCGCCGCTAGCCTGCCCCGGTGCGAACTTTTGAGCAGTCACCGCCCAGAGGGTGTTGAAGTCGTCGGCGCCGTTACCGAACACAAAACCGGACGGCGATATGCCGGCACCTCCGGCGTGCACTAGCCCGACCTCGCCGTGCAGCAGGGTGGGGTTGGCGGTTTGCCATTGCGCCAGTGTGCCCCGGCGCACTTTCATGCGTATAGTCGCGGTTAACATTATGGGCAGCCTCCAGTGATTAGGTTAAAGCCAAGGATGCCGGCGTACACCTCACCGGGTGCACCGCCGTCGATTAGGTCATAAATGGGTGTCGGCACCACCTCGCCGCTCACCACCTCGCCGGTGGCTTGCAGTTGCAGCTCGACCTGGGCCGCCACGGCGGTCACCAGCTCCAGCTCAGCGGTTGCGGTGTAGGCGATGGCGATGGTCATAGTGCGCTGGTACCTTCAAAGATTGACCGTTCGACCTGCTCCAGCACGATGTCGGTGGCGATGCTATACTGCGCACCGTTCACGAAGTCAGGGTCGGGCAGCACCACCACCACCTCGAGGCGTGCGGTCTTTTCGAGCGCGGTAAGGCTTTCGGTGCGGTTGAGCACCACCTCGACCACGCCGGCAGCGGTGTAGTCAAGAATTGGCCCGAAGCCCTCGGCGCTTTTGTCGATTAGTGACCACTTACCAATGACACGGCGCCCGTCGCCGTACAGCCCCACCAGGATACCCAAGGCGAGGGTGAGGTCGATGGGTGCGCCGGTGGTCTTGTTGGTCACCGTTACACTGATGCGGTAGCTGCCGCCTCTAATTAGTGCCATGCGATTAGTTGATAAAGTAAGCGATGAGCTGATAAACGTCGAAGCCGCCAAGGCTAATGGGTGCCACGACCATATAGTCGCCCCGGTCGCCGATTAGTGTAAAGCTGCCCGCGCCGCTCACTATTTCGCCGTTGGTGCCCACCGTGTTGCCGGCTACGGTGGTGACGCCGAGCGATAGGCCGGCGTTGGGCATGATTTTGAGGGGCATGATACGGACGTCGTTTTCGATGCGGTCAAGGGTTTCGCTTGCGTTGGAGCTTGTCACCACCACCGTGCCGTAGATGTCCGGCACGCCGTTGGCGCTCTTGTCTAGCGTGGTGATACCAATGAGGTCGATGGCGTCCTGGGCGGTGCTGCCCGCCGGGCTTGCCACCACACCGGTAAGCGCCCCGTAGCCGCTGCGCATGTTTACCGTAGTGCCCACCGGGAAGTTGATTGTGCAGCCGGTCACGTCGTCACCAGCCACCAAGGCCGAAGCCCACACCAGCGTCGCGCCGGTGATGTCGTTGTCGGTGATGTCGCCCTCGCCGCCCGCTTGTATGGTCATGTTGGCGTTGGTCAGCGTGTTGCCCTCAAAGGTGCCTCTGAGCCCCTTGGTTAGCTGTACGGATGACCTGCGCAGGCTGTTGTACCGGATAAGGCCACCGCGCACCCGGCCCAAGTCGCCGATTTCGCTTATGGCGTCGGCGGTGTTGCCGTAGTAGATGCCGTCGTCAAGCACCCACACCTGCGGCTCACTGGCGCCGGTCATATCGATGCCACCCAGGTCGGTGTTTATAGTCGGCTGGTGAGCTGCGGTCACGGTAAAGATAGCCCCGGCATAGCTCACCACCACCTCGACGGTCGTGTCGATATACTCCGGGTCGGCCCGGTCGATGGGCTGCCAGTTTACCGCGTCGTTGGGCGGCGTGTTGCTGCCGTTGGCGCCGGTTTGGTTTTCATATACTAGGCCGTCCCACGCCACCAAGTCGGCAGCGGCATAGGTTTCGCCGAGCTGCCACACCAGCCCGGGGTGCAGCTGTGCCGGATCGGGCACCCGCATGAGCACCTGGGCGTTGGCAGCCACCTGCTCGGTGCTGATTGTGTGCACCAGCAGGGTGCCGTAGGTAAGCGCGTCGCTTAGCGCGTATATGCGGTTGGGCTTGAGGTTGCCACCACCTGCCAGCGTGTTGAAGCTCGCCAAGGTGGTGCCGATGTACTGCCCGGTCACTAGCTCCTTGAGCTGCGCAGCGGTCACCGCGTTGGCGCCACCGGTGTCGAGGCCTTGGTCGGTTCCTTGTACGTGGGTCAGCTCGCCGCTTGTCACCTCCTGCCACACCGCCGGGAAGCTGGTGGGCAGTTGGCCGGTGCTGGTGCCCGCGCCAATGTGCCGGTATATTTTGCCGGCGTAGGCCACCCACACCGTACCGGTGTAGCCGGTCACGATTGAGTAGGCTGGCACGCCGCCGCCCGTGTTCATGCTCACCAGGTAGGCGTACACCTCGATGAAGTTGTCGTCCATTTCGGCGAAAGTCAACGCGCTGCCCTTGGTGGTTAGGGGCGGGTAGCTGGTCGCCCTTAATGTGATGTCGCTTAGTGCCATGTTAGAAGTGTGACGCGGGGGTTAGTCGGTGTATGAATTTTGAGCTATTGGTCCTACCGCAGCCGGTGGCCTCCCAAAGCGGGAAGCTGACCGCGTTTTCGTCTAGGTATAGGGTGCACTCACGTAGGTAGGCGCTGCCCTCGTTGCGCTTTTCGCTTGCTATGCTCACCAGCAGCTCGGGCGCCACCTGGGTGCTGTACTCGCTTGTCTTGGCCACCATGCCGAAGGGCGTGTCGACCGCGTTTTTTGCAAGCATATAGCGGGCGTAGGTAAAGCAGGCTAGCGCGGCCTTGATGCCTTGGAAGGTCACCGTGTTGCCATTGGCGTCCACGTAGGCGCCGCCTTCCATGAGCACCTGGTTGTAGGCGCCGTAGGGGTTGTTCAGCACGTCGTACCAAAGCGCGGCGCCCAGCACCGGCTTGACGTCGATGTTTTGGGCGGCTAGTATGTAGGGTTGCAGCATCGCGTCCTCGCGGGCGTGGATGGCCACCTGCGCGTAGGGTGTGATGTCGGTGCGGTTGATGAGTAGGGTGATGGGTTCCATTTTTTATGGTTTTGGTAAGGGTGTGCCGAGCACCATGGCCGAGGCTATTTGTTGGTCAATTCCATAAACGGCCACTAAAAAGTTTATTTTTTGCGGCGCTGTCATTTCTGGGCTTGTTATGATTGATTGCATCGTAACAAGTTTACCGACCTCTAAAGTTGCACCAATGGGTTGGAAGGTTTGCACCTCCTCAAGTCCGGTCAGAGGCACCACCGTGTAGTTGCCGTCGGGTTGCGGGTTGCCATAGGCCCACCGGTCAAGCACTGGCTTAAAGGTGTAGGCTAGGGCGGTGCGGTCGTCGGCGGTGCGCATGTCGTAGTTGAGCTGCGCCTCCTCCCACTCTTTGCCTAGCCCTAGGCTGCCACCTTGGTGGATGGCGTGCAGCATAAGCGGCTGGCCGTAGCTCCTTATGATATTTTCGCGCACACTAGACTCGGTCAGCTCGTAGACCTTGTCGTTGTCTTGCTTTTGTATAGGTATTATTTCGGGCTTACTTGCCGGTACCGGGCACTCGACCACTAGCACCTTGTGGCTGTTGTCGACGCCTTGGAAGCTGTTGACCGCATCGACGTAGGCCTGGCGCTCGGTTTCGGTAGCGAACTCGCCGTTGAACACCCAAAAGTAGGATGCCATAAAGTCGTTGCTGATGCCCCTAAACTTCCACATTTTGATGCCGGCGTCGGTGAGCACGTCCTCGAAAACGGGGTCGGACACCGCAGGCGGGTACACAAGGTGGCCCTTTTCGCTGAAGTACAGCAGCTGCCCGCGCCACTGGTCGAAGCCACCAGCCCGCTCAATTTGCTCTTGCATGTGCAGCGGGTCGTCGGTATAAAGGTCGATTTCCACGATGTCCTTACGGTTGAAACTCTTGCCGCTTTCGCGTGCCCAGTCCGGGTGTAACTTAGCCGTGTAGACGTAGCCATGCTCGTCGGGCAAGCTGAGCCGCACGTACTCGAAAGGCACGTGCTTAATGCCGACCGGCTCGAGCATGGCGTTGTAGCTGATATGGTACGCCCAGCCCATGTACATGGCGCGGTCGTAGCTCAGCAGGCGGTGAACCTCGCCCAAGGTTTGGCCCTTTTCGTTCACCACCAGGTCCTCAAGCGCCGCCGATTGGTAGCCGCGCCCGCGTAGGTGCTTTTGCAGCAGGTTGGTGCACGCCGTACCGGTCGCGCTGCTGTTGATTGCGTTGCGCACCCGCTGCGGGTAGATGTTGTCGAGGTCGTACACCTGCACCGCCAGGCTCTTGTCGTCACGGTTGACGATGCGCTTGGTGGCGAAGCTGGGCACCGCTATGCGGCTGTGCTGGTCGTGCATGGTTTAAGTCGTTTTCGTTTTGGCCTTTTTGGCCTTTTTGGCGGGTTTTTTCACCACCGCCGGGGTGTTGGGCTTCGCCGGTGCTGATTTCGCAGCTGGCGCGACCTTTGGGGCTTCCTGGGCCACCTCAGCCACCGGCACCACCGCCGGCTCGGGTTGCTTTTCGGGGGCGTTGCCTACCTTGACCGCCTTGGCAGCTGTCACGGTGTAGGGTGTGTCCTCGCCCGCCTCGGTTTTGATTGTAAAAAAGGCGGCGTTTTTTGGGTTTTCGGCGATTATGGCCTCGGCCACCTCGTCGGTGCAGTTCAAATAGGTCACCATGAGTCGCAGCTTTGCGCTGTACACTCTGGCTCCTCGTTTCATGTTGTATGTCATAAGTTCGTCGGCTTTTGTTACCACGTCAAAGCGCCCAGCGGTACGCTTGAGCAGCCAGTTGAGCTTGCCGATGGCCGCCTCGATGTCACCAGGGCAGCCCATGCAGGCCGGCTGCCACCCGAAGGCGTAGCCGAACAGCTCAAGGAAGCCCTCACGTATCGGTTGACGTGTGACCACGCTGTACACGTTGACCGTGCGCATAAACTCCAGGGCGTCTTGTAGTGGTTTCATGTGCCGAAGGTAAAAAAAAAGGGGAGGGGCAAGGCCCACCCCCTTTTTATGGTGTCGGTTGGCTTACAGCAGCGCTGCGATGGCAGCGTCGGTCGTTGCCATGTCGGTGTCAAAGAACGTCACCGGGGGCTTTGCCTCGCGTGCGTACTCTTGCGTCTTGAGGCTAATTTTGTAAGCGCCCAAGGTTTCAGCGTCGAGCGGGTTGCGCTCCATGGTTTCAGCCTTGAGGCCTCCACCGATGCCGTATACCTCGTACTTGGTGTTGCCGTTGGCGCCCGTGTAGTTGTTTTCCACGATGCAAACAAAGTTGCCGTCCTTCATGTTGAGGATTTGCTCCTTTGTGGTCGGGTCGAGCTTAAAAATTAGGAAGCCCACCGTGTGCTCGTACTGATTGATGTACTTGCCCTTGACCATGGCGAAGGTCGGCTCGGTAGATTGCAGCTGCCCCTCGAAGGTAAAGAAGGTTTTTGCCGCCTTCATGGTGATGCCGTCGACCAGCATGGGGTTGGTGACGTCGTAGCTGATTGTGTCGATGTCCTCTTTGTTGGCGATGTAGAACGTCGCCACCACACCGCTCTCGATCGGGTCGTTGCAGTTGAGGGTGATGCCGGAGGTGATTGCTCCGCAGGTGAAGGCCATGCTGCGCTGGTCGCGCGGCGAATAGCCGTAGGTCAAGGCAAGGCTGCCGGCGAAGCTCACGGCGGTGATGACCCAGCTGGTCACCACGTCACCGCCACCGACCAAGGTACCGAACAACACCGCGAAGGTGATGCCGGCCAGCAGGCTGTAAACTATTTTTAGGGTGTTTCTCATGTCGTGCTGTTTTTGTCGATTAGTAAGCTGATTGAATCATGCTGTCGATGCCGACCTTGGCGTCGATGGCTGCGCCGAACTTGGCCACCATGACCTCGTTGTCACGTGAATACCAAGCGTCGAGCTCGCTGAGGCTGCCGGTTGTTTCAACACCCAGCAGCAGGTTGGTCTTGGCGGTGAGCAGGATGCGGTGGGGCAATACGCTGAAGGTAGGCGTGACGTCGTCACCGAAGTATGAGCTGATCATGCGGTCCCAAAGTTGCATAGGCTGCACGGCAATGCCGTTCCAGGTGAGGGTGCTGATGCCGTTCTCTTGGCGCGTGTAGGGCAGGTCGATGCCGCTGATGGCCTTGCGCTCCTTTTCGAGCTGGTCGTACACGGACTGGGTCACGTAGTAGGCCAGGTCGGCTTTTGGCATACTGCGCAGGCGCATGTCGGCGTCGTACCAAACTGAGTCAAGCGCCAAGCTCACCACCTGGTTGGTGATGTCGGTGCTGTTGAACTTTTGCAGCGCGTAGGTAATTTGCGCGTTTTTGGTGGTAAGGCCGGTAGTCGATTTGCGTGCAGCCGTAGCCGTCACGATGTCGAACACCTGCGCCCAGATGCCGTCGATGGCGTTAAAATATACCTGCTGGCCTGCGCTCAAGCTGTTGTTGGTGCCGGCCACGATGCCGGTGTCACCGAACCAGTAAAAGCGTTGCATGACCTCGGCCAGGGCGTCTTGAAGTTGCGACACGATAAAGGCCGCCAGCTCGGTGCTGGTGAAGTCGCTCTTGTTTACACCCGCTTGCAGCATCCACTGCACAAAGGTGTCCATGAAGGTGCCGTAGCACTGCTCGAAGCGGTCGCCGATGTACTTGGGTGTCCAGGTTTTCTCGACCGTGTCGAAGCCCCAGGTGCTGTTGGTCGGCGTCGGGCAGGCGTTTTGCAGCTTGCCGCTGAGGCCGGTATGGCGGTCGAAAATGATGAGCTGCTTGTCAGCTTTGATGCCTTCCTGCACTGTCACCAGTGAGGTCAAGGTGGGGTCGGCAAAGAAGCCCTCAAAAAGGGTTTCGGCCATGGTCGTCACCTGCTGAGGCGACAACGCGGGGAGGTTGTTAATTAGTGCCATGTTTGTTAGTTGTCTTTTTTGCTTTTTAGGTGATTAGATGGCTACGGTGCCGCGCTTTTTAGTCTTAGCTTGAAGCTCGAGCAGGCGTGCTTTGATTTCGTCTTTTGTTGGCTCGACCACTACCGGGCCGGTGGCGCTGGTGCGGTTGAAGCTGGCAGCCTTGGCGGGCACCTGGGCGGTGACCTTCAGCTTGCGCAGGTGGTTAGTGATGACCTCGAGGTTGGTGATGGCCTCGGTGTTTTCGGCCTTGAGGCTTGCAACCTCGTCTTGCAGCGCAGCAATTTGCGCTTTGAGGTCCTCGACCTCGCCGGCTTCGGGTGCTTCCTCAACCGTCGGTACTTTTACCTCGGTAATGATACCACCGTCCACGATTACGATGTGACCGTCGGCTAGTATAAACTCGCCGGTGGCGGGCTCGCCGTTGAGGGTCACCGCGTCGCCGACTGCGATCATTTCGCCGGCCATGGTGATGTCAAGCTCTTGGCCGTCCATGGTCATTACTTTGTCGTTAAAAATTACGCCGCTGGCACGTAGTGCGGTGAAGGCGTCCTTGATGATTTTGCCTACTTTGCTCATGTTGTTGTTTGTTGTTTGCTTTGGGTTTTTTATAGTCGCGTAGGCCTGCACCGGCGTGAGCACGTCGGTAGCGAAGCGCAGCTCTTGGGCTGTTTCGGCGCTTATCATGCGGTCGAGCGCCATGAGGTCGCGCAGGGTGTCGTGGTCGGCTCCGGTGTGTAGTGCGTAGAAGCTCACCAGCCCCTGCTCGATTTCGCGAAGCTCGGCGGCCTTGCGCTCAAGCTCTGACGCGTCGCCCTCGCCGAAGGTCCACGGATTGTGGATTAAAAACTGGGTTGAGGGGTACAGCTCGCGCTTGCGTCCGGCCATAAAAATGACCGTTGCAATAGATGCCACTAGGCCGATGCCGCGTGTGGTCACCGGCTTGCCGAGGCCCACTAGGTAGTTGTGGATGGCGTAGCCTTCCGTCACCTCGCCGCCGGGGCTGTTTATGTTTACCAAAAACTCCTTGGCTCGGGGCTGTGCAGCCACCTGCTCCATGACCGACGCAAGGCTGACGGGGCCGAAGCTGCCCACGTCGCCGATGATGTTTATGATGCCAGGCTTTGCCATATAGCGGACAAATGTATAGGATTTCAGCGTGTAGCGGTTGCACCGCTTTGCACTTGAAGCGGTAGCTCCATGAGGTTGATGGCGCGGTACACGGTGGCGGTGCTCACCCGGTACTCCTCGGCCACTTGTATTATTATGACCTTGCGCGGTGTGCGCTTGAGGCGGCGCTGTTTTTCCTTGACGCGCACGTACATGTCGAGGTAGGCCACGGCCTTGGGGCCGATGAGCCCGCTGCGCACAAAAGCGGTCAGCGTGCCGTCGGCCCGCATAGCGCTGAGGTGGTCAAAGATTAGCGCGGCTTTCAATGACTGCGACACGGTTGGTGACGTCGTTGATTTCGGTGACGGCCACCACGGGGGCGGGCGCCTTCATGTAGCCACGTGCTACTGCGTCCTCGATGGCGTTGGCCGTGTTGAGTAGCGGCTGGGTGATAGCCGCAGCGGTAAGGCCGCCGTCGGCGAAGGGTCGCACGCCGGTGGTGCGCCAGGTTTCCAGCGCCGCGAATAGCCCCGGCGCTTGACGTAGCTGCCAGGTGGGGGTCACGTACTCCGGCCCCGCCTCGCCGGCAAGGTTGAAGCGCCCACGCCCCGGCCAAAGGGTCGGCCCGTTGACGTAGCCACCGGCGAAGCCTGCGGCCATGCGGGGCTTGTACTGATTGACCACCTCGCCCAGGTTGGTCATACCACCGGTGGCGAACTTTTGCGCGTTAATGGCTGAGATGCCGGCGCCTGCTCTTATGATTGCTAGCCCGGTACGGAGTCCCGCCAGGATAGTCGCCGGTATGCCGGCCACGATGCTCTTGCTGCTGTCACTGCCGGCGCCCGCCCAGTAGCCTGCGATTTCCTTGTAAAGGTTAAAGGTGATTTCGGCCACGCCCAGCGCCTTGAGGACTGCCGCGTACTTTTTGCGGCTCTTTTCGTCTTGGGCAAGGATGCCGGCCACCTCCTTGAGGGTGCTTTGTAGTGCGTCGACGTTTTCCCGTGCGCCTTGGCGTTGCAGCGCTAGCAGGTTGCCGGTTTGCTCGGTGCGCGTTTTTTCGCCGTCCACCAGCGCCTGGTTGAGCGCCGCTTGCGTACCTTGGATGGCGGTGCTTGTTTCCTGCTCGGTCTTGAGCCGTTGGTCGTTGCGTGCTTTGTCGATTACGTCTAGCTGTGTTTTGATGGCTTCCTGGGCCACGCCGGCAGCTTTGAGCTGCTCCTCGGTGCGCGTGCGGTTGGCTTGGTATGCCGCCTCCTCGTTGGCCACGCGTGCCGCTTGCGCAGCCACTTGGGCGGCTAGGATTGCTTGAAGCCTTGCCTGCTCGATGGCTACGCTTTCGGCTGCCGCCTGCCGTTGGAATTCTAGCTCGGCAGCGGTGCGTTGCTCGACCGGCTTGGCGTCAATAGCTGCCAGCTGAAGCTCGAGCTGCTGCCGCTTAAGGGTCGCCTCGGCGTCAATGTTTCGGGTGGTCTGGTCGAGCGCCCGCTGTGCCGCCTCCGCTTGCCGCTGCTCGCTTTGCGCTTGATAGTTTTGCTCGATTTGCAGCAGCCGGTTGGCGTTTTCCTGCACGATGGCCTCGCGCAGCTTGGCGTCCTCGGCGGTCTTAGTGGTGCGCTTGTCGAAGTCGGCAAGCTCGCGGCGTAGGGTTTCGGCGGCGATGGCCAGCTCCTTTTCCTTGCTGTCACCGAATAGCGCCACCTGCTTGTCGAAGGCCGCACGGCGCACCGCCTCGCGGGCGTTTTCCGTTTCCTGGTCGATGGCCAGCACCTTGGCTTGGTACGCCTTTTCGATGGCCTCACGGCTTGCGGTGCCCTCGCTGAGCGCCGCCAGCGCGGCCTTTTTTTCCTCCTCGGCGATGCGCTTGCGGATGGCCACCGTGTCGTCGCCCTTGGCTTGGAGCAGGGCAAGCTCGGCCTGCGCCTCGGCCACCAAGAAGGCGGCACGCTGGGCAGCGAAGTCGCGCTGGAGGGTGCGCTCTTTGATGTTCGCGTCGGCTACCTTTCCGGCGGTTTCCGCTTTGATGCTTGCCACCTCGGCCTCGCCGGCGGCGATGTCGTTAAGCAGCTCCTCACTTGCCCCGTTGATGCGCAGCTCCTCGCGCTTTATTGCAAGGGTTTCCTCTGCTATCTTAAGGCGTCGCGCCTCGACCTGCTGCTCAAGGGCTGCCGCATCGCGTAGCGCTTGGATGCGCTGCTCCTCGCTGAGGCTGCGATCCTCGGCTAGCTTGACAAGGTTCTCGGCGGCGCTTTTGTCCTTGACGTCTTGCGCGGCGCTTGCCCGCTTCAGCTCGGCCACTTTTTGGGTGCGCTTTTCAAGGTCGGCGGCGTCCTTGGCCGCCTGCACTGCCGACGCCCCGGCCTCCTTAAAGCCGGCAGCTACGGCCTTGACCGGTGCCACCGCGTTGCTCACGGCCTTGCCCACTTGGTCAGCGCCCTCTTTGATGGCTTGCGGGTCAAGGGTGAACACGCCCTTGATGACCTTGCCGATGCCGAGCCACGCCTTTACGTAGGTGTTTTGCAGGTAGTCGATGACCTTCCTGCCGGTTTCAATCGGCGATGTGAACACGCTGATGAGCTGCCCGCCGAGCTTGCCTAGGAATTGCAGCAGGTTGTTGACCGCGCCACCGATGGCGGCGAAGGCCACCTTTATCTGGCGGCTGCCCTCGAGGGTCTTGGTGAAGTAGGCCACCAAGCTACCCACCAGCACCACCAGGGCACCGATGCCGGTGCTGATTATGCCGGTGCGCAGCAGCTTCATGGCGTTGGCACCAAGGCCTCCGGCGCTCTTGAGGCTTTCGCCGATGCCGGTCACGTTTTCCTTGAGCCCGCCCGCCGCGCTTTTCACGGCCTCGAAGCCCTCACTGACCGCCACCAGGGACGCACCGGCAGGGCCAAGGCTCTTGCCAAGGCCGCCGAGCTTGCCGATGGCGCCCTCGATGGCCTGCGAATAGTTGCCCACGTTCAGCCGCCCGTCCTTTATGCCGGCGTTGAACTCTAGCAGGCCGTCCTTGAGGCGTCGCACCTCGTCGCTGGCCGCTTTGTAGTCGTCGGTCAGCTCGACGGTGCCGTCGGCGTTGCGCTGCACGGTGTCGGCTAGGGTCTTGAGCCGGATTTCGGCATCCACGTACTGCCGGTAAAGCTCCTCGTAGGAGCCGGCTGCCGCCTTGTTGGCCTTGGTGGCGTTGTCGACCTGCTTTTCGTATTGCTTCAGCTCGGTGTTGGCGTCGCGCAGGGCGGCCTCGTTGGCTGCCAGCGCCACGTTGAGGTCGTCGAGGTTGTCACCGGCTGCCGCCGCCTGCTCGATGCTTGCCTTCAGCTCCAGGTTGGCGGCCTTCAGCTGGCCCACCTTGGCCTTGGCGTCGACCACGTTTTTGAGGTATGCGCCCGTTTCGAGCTTTAGGTCAACAATGACTACTTTACGTTCAGCCATGGGTTACATTTTTATGAGCTCGACGGTGCAGGGTCGCCCCGGCACCCAGTCGGCTAGCTTTTGGATATAGAAGTATGCGCCGAAGGGCTCAAGGTACACGGGCACCCGGAAGTCGAGCTGGTACACGTCGCTCGCGTCGAGCACCACGGTGGCGTTGAGCTCCCGCAGCGGGTTGGTGATGAATTGAAGCCAGTACCAATGTACCGGCCAAAGGTTCTCGAAGCCCAGCGCCCGGTTGGGCGTGCTACCGGGCACGACGCCAAAGTAGGTAAGAGGTACGTTTTGGCTGCGCTGGTTGTAGACGGTGCCGTCGCGCTTGAAGTAGCTCATGTCGCCCAGCACGTCGTCCACCCGGTTAAGGTACAGCAGGCGCTGCTTGGCGCTGCCACTGGTGGCGAACTCGCCCGCCGTGTTGAGGCGCCGGATGAGCGGCGCGGTGTAGATGTCGGGGGTGATTGTGACCTGCTCCCACCGTTGCCAGTCGTCGCTGCTTGCAATGGCTAGCTGCACCACGTCCTTGCTAGCCGGTAGGGTCGTGTCGTCGACGCTGAAGGTGTGGCTGCCCATGATCGTGCCCTCAGCCTCCTCATTGATAAAGCGCAGGGTGCTGGCTTGCCCGTATAGGTTTGAGCGCGTTGACCACTTGACCGCCTGCGGGTTGGCTAGCTTGGCCGTCCAGTCCTTGGCCTCGCCGATATTTTGGTACAGCTTTTTGAACTGAAAAAACTCGACCTGCCGGCGGGTTTCGTCCACCAGCAGGATGCACCCGAAGGCCTGCGCCAGCATCTTGAGCCACCCGGCCACGGTCACCTGAGGCAGGCCGGTAGTGCCACTCACCCACGCACGTGTCGCACGGCGCGGTGGGTAGTTGGGCGGGCTCCAAAGGAACCAGCCGGCATTGATGCCGGGAATGTTGCCCAGCTGCCAGCCCACGACGCACTGGTACACGTTGCCGGTGTAGGTCACCAGGTCGCCCTCCTCGTACTCGGTCGTCGCTGACCACACCCGCACGTTGTCGGGGTAGGTGAAGCGCACCTCGCGCTCCTCCTCGGTGGTGCCGCGATCGCGTAGCCACTGCACGTTGGTGGTGAGGTTGGTGGTGGTGATGGCTGCGCCGTTGCTATTGTACAGCACGCGCCAGCTCCGGTGTGCGTCGCACTTGAGGGTGAAGGCTAGCCAAAAGGTGTACGTGCCCGCCGGCATGCCGCTGCCGCTGAAGTTGAGCGTGCCCGCTGCCGGTTGGTACACCGCGCCGTTGGCCACCAGGGTGAACTCGCCGAGCAGGTCGGTGGCGTTGGTGGTGAGGCCGCTAGCCGACGGGGTGAAGGCCGCCGCCGGTGCGCTGCCGAAGCTAGCCGTGCCGTAGATAGTCACCCGGATGTCGGAGCGGTCGGCGGTTTGAGGCTGTTGCAGCAGCCAGTACTCGTTGGGGCCGGGTGTGGCCGTCACCGGCAGGATGCCACCGCCTAGCCGGTAGCCGTTGGGTAGCCCGGTCGGCAGGGTTTCGGTCAGCTTGAGGTTAGTATTGTTTACCGTCAAGGCCGGCGCTATCGCGTACAGCTCGTATGTGTTGCGCCCTCGGTAGTTGGTGTCGCGGGTGAACTTGGCACCGCTGAAGGGCCAGATGAGGTCGGTGAGCAGGTCGGTCGGTACGCCGTTGATCGGGTACTGCGGGTCGGTGATGTCGCCGGTAAAGGTATAGCCCAGCTCGGCCTCAAGGCAGGCCAGCACGTAGCGGGTAAAGCTCGCCGGAAACAAGCGGTTGAGGTACACGCCGCTGGTGATGGTCGTGCTGGGAAGCCATTGCGCCTCGCCGGTGTAGTCGATACATGGGTAGATGTACTGCACCGCGCCACCGCCTTGGTCGGCGCTGTTAAATATAGCCGCGTTGCTGTATAGGTGTTCACCTGCGCCCATGGGCACGTCGTGCAAGTTGACCGCGTTGGCAAGTTGAAAAAACGGCCCGTTGTCAAGGTAGAATGTAAGCCGTATTTCGGTCGGACTTATGCCGTCGTTTTCTATTATGAGGTTGCCCACGCCCAGCTCCATGCCGTCGATTACTAGCCGCGCCGCCGTACTCCGGTAAGGGAAGCGGGTGGCGCTTTGGAAGGTAAAGCTGCCCTCAAGCAGGCGCTGATTTCGGTCGGTTGCCGGCACCGTAAAGCTGCGGCTGAAGCTCCCGAGCTTTGCGTCAAGGTCGCCGATGTTTTGCACCTGCCGGGTGAGCGGTATGGTCGTGTCGCCGGTGATGTCCAGCGGCTCGTCGTTTACATAGAGCCAAACGTCTGCCATGGTTAGTTGCGCACGCTATAAAGGTCCGGCAGGGCGATGCTCACCTCCACCTCAAAGTTGCCCGAATTGGTAAAGTATTTGAAGCCCTTGGGCAGCATGCGCACCGCTAGCCACGCCCGATCGGGGTATATGCCGCTCAGCTGCGGCGCGTCCCAAAGCATGTACACCTGGGGGCTGCGCTCGATTTCGGCCAGCCCGGTAAGGGTAATTTCGTCGACCAGGTCGCCCAAGGTGAGCACCTTGACCTGGTTGGCTTGAATGATACGGCTGCGGGCGTTGGCCGCTTGCAGGTCGGGCACGTAAAGCTCGAAGGCCGCCGCCTGGGCTGCCGTGTAGCTCACCTCGTGCCGCTTGTCAAATAGCCAGTAGTCCCACCCGCCCAGGCTGTTGCGCCAGCATAGGTACACCGGGAAGGGGTGGCACTCGAGGTTGTTGCGCAGCGTCAGCGTTTCGGTAACTTGGAATGGCGACACGGGCACCGGCGACACGTCGAGGGTGTAGCCTGCCGCCACGTAGCCGGCCACTAGGGCAAAGTTGCCCGAGGTGCCAAAGTTCTCGAGGTACATGGGGCTGGTGCTGGTGGTCGGCATGTCGCTAGGGTTGATCGCGTACACGCCCGTCCCGTTGGTGTTGTCAAGGATGCCGATGGCGGCACCGTCCACCACCAGGTTGATGTCCTGCCGCGCCGTGTCTTGGTTAATTAGCGCCGATACGCTGAAGGGATAGCCGATAAAGCGGGTAGGCTCGGGGAAGGCGGTGAGCCACCGCGCTGGGTAGGCCGCCGCCTCCGGCACTAGGTACTCCGCAAAGTTTGAGCCGTAGCGGTCGAGTAGGTATTGCACGCCGTCGATGGCGTAGAACGTGTACGGCTCCGCTGGCCCGGTGCCGATGACCTCGTCGGTCACGGTGCTGCGCTCGCGGTCGGCGTAGAACGTGTCGCCGAACTTGGCTGTAAAGCTCAGCCAGCTAGCCGGGTCGAGCTCGTTTATGCCGGTGTAGGTGTTGCGGTTTTGCTTGTCGATGCCGTAGGTGAGCAGCTCGCGCACGTCGAGCTTCAGCACGCCGAGGCTGTCGGGTGTGCCCACTGCCGTGCCGAGGCTGACCGTGCCCAGCAGGGGGCTGGTGCCGGTGAGGGCCATGCGGATGCGGTAGGCTTGGATGGCGGCAAACACTAGGTAGCCACCACCCACGATTGTGCCGAACACGTCGAAGGGTATGTCGGTTTGCAGGCGCTTCATGCTGGCGTCCCACTGCGCTAGGGCGGTGATAGTGCCGGTGCGGCTTTCGCCGTTTTGGTTTACTATGGTCACCTTGGTGCCCCGCAGCGCTGTGCTATTTAGGTAGTTGACCGGGTTGCCATTACTGAAGCCCGGCTCGAGGCTGGTGATTTCGACAAAGCCGCCCTTGTCGGCTAGCGTGTCCCAAGGTGCGTCGCGCCGGTAGAACGTAAAAATATACGGCTGCCGGTTTGAAGCCCAGCGGCTAATTTCGCCGGTGTATTGGTGTACGCGCTCGGGTATTATGTATTGGATGCTCATGGCTTGAAGGCTTGCACGATGTCGCTGGCCGTTTCGCGCTCGGCGATTATGCCGACGCCCTCGGTGATGAGGGCGATGCGCTTGTCGGTGATTATTTTGGTGTAGATGTCCCTCCGGATGCCCAGGCGGTGCAGCCGGGTGCCCTTCTCGTGTATGGTTTTCACGATGCCGGGCACTCGGCTCTCGGGTATGCCACGGGCCGCAGCCCACTCCTTAATTGCACGGAACACCTCACCGTTGCCGTCGCGCTTGGTGGGGCCACGCCCCTGCTCGACAAAAGCCCAGCCCGTGCCGCCGGTCAGCAGAAACTGCACGGCGTTGGGGCTGAAGGTGATGCTGTACGTTAAGCTCCGGCTAGTTTTGCCGGTGGCGTTGGCACCGGATGCCGCCATGCTAGCTTGCAGGTCGGTGATTAGCGACCGCCCAGCACGCTCCAGCGCTGCCCGTACCTTGTCTTGGTTTAGGGGCATTGGTAGTTGATTGTTTCGGTGATGCCAATGGTGAAGGTGAACACGTAGCCGGCCACGTTGTCGTCGTATTCATGCAGCACCTCGCGCCGGCTCACCTGCCCGATGGCCCGTTTGTTGAGCGGGTGCCGGTTTAGGTTGGTCATAAAGCGCAGGTATATGCCCTGCACCACCTCCATGGTGTCAAGGTAGGCCTCGGTCGCCGCCTCGTTGTTGGCAATGTCGGCGGTGTAGTCGGCCAAGGCCGTCACCTCGCCGATGACCTCGTACACGCTAGTCACCGCACCGCTTTGGTGCAGCGTGTCGACCGGGTTAATGAGGTGCACCCAGATGCGCGGGTACTCGCTGCCCTCCAGGTTGCTGTACGCTTTGGCGCCGCGCCCGTAGTGGGTGACGCCCTCGGTGGCTAGCGCCACGCTTTTGAGTATTTGCTCTATTGCCCTCATGTGTCGCCCCGGTTTATGAGCTTGTTAAGTCGCTTTTGATACCGCGCCTCCTCAGCTTTGCGTGCTAAAGTAGTGAACGCCTCCGAATAGCTGAGGTTGAAAACGGCCTCGTACTTGGTCGGGTCGCCACCGGCTAGCGTGTATATGCTGTTGAACTCCGCGAAGCGCTCAAAGTTAGCGGCTCCGGCCTCTATTTCTATTGCATCGCTTTGAACCTTCAGCTGTGTGGCCTCGGCTTCCGATATACGGCGTAGCCACTCAAAAAAAAAGCGGCTTCGGGGTATGCGTCGACCACCGGCATGTCGAGCACCTGCGCCTGCACCAGCTTGACGTGGCGGTCGTCCCATTTGCCGTCGGGGTGTAGTGCCGGCGCATAGTAGCAGGCAATGGTCGGCGCCACCAGCGTCCAATGGTCGGCCTCGGTGGCCATTGCCGCACCGACTAGCTGCTGCATGTACAGCCGTTGGCCGAAGCGCTCGCGCCCGGGGTCGTCGATGGGCTCCAGCTCCTGCCCTGCCAGCCGGATGCGATCCGGTCTGGGCAAGGCGAAAAGGTCGAGGGGCTCGCTTATGAAGGCTAGCTCGGGTACCAGCTCGAGCTTGACGGCGTCGCATGGCAAGTTAGCAAGCAGCTCGATGGGCAAGCGGGTGAAAACGGCCAGCAGGCCGATGTGGTCAAGGCCTCCGGCCTGCTCAGCCATTGCTATCCATTGCCCGAGGGTCACCTCCTGCCAGCTGGTGGGCACCGGGTAGGCGTGGTCGTTGATTACTAGGTCAAGCATGGGCGGGTCACCACTTGCCAATGGGGCAGGTGGCCGAGGGTATTGCTGTTTTTAATGTCATTACGCACCCGCAAAGGTGCACGCGTTGCCCGTCGTGGTCAACGTAGGCGCCCACCAAGGGCGGCCCGCAGGTGATGCCGGCCACCGGCATGCTTTCGCTGTGCTGGCAGGCGTGACATAGCGCCAGCCGGCGCGTGCGTCGGGGGTTCTTTTCGGTTTTCATGTTGCGCGGGCCGGTCATGCTCCGGCTCCGTCCCTTGCCTACCGGCGCGGGCGTGCGTCTGGGTACACCACCGCGCAGGTCTAGGCGCTCAAGCTTTGCAGCACCGTCGCCCGTATGTACTCTTGAAGGCTCAGCCCGGCAAGCTGCGCCTTGCGCTCCAGCGCCAAGGCCTGCACGTCGGTGAAGCCGACGCTAAAGCGGTACCGGAGGCGGTCGCTGTTTTCCTTGCGTGGCCTGCCGGGGCCTCGCTTTATTCTTTCGGTGCTCACTTTATGCCGCGCAAGTATTGAATTTCGCGCACAATTGCAGCCTTGTCGGCGTAGGGTATTATGACTAGGAACTGCTCAGCTAGCGTGGCGTTGTACGCCTCGACCTTGCGGCTCACGGCGGTGAACTTGGCGTCGGTGTAGCGCACTTTCGGCACGTCAGCCTGCACCGTGTCGAAGGGCAGCAGGTTGATGACCTTGGTGACGCGCTGCACCTCGGCAAGGTATAGCTTGGCAAGCTCGACCTTGGGCTTACTTAGCAGCACGGCGGTGGTGCTGTCGGGGTTGAGGGTGGTGCTGTCGGGCACCTGGGCGGTGGCAAGCTGTGCGCTCAGCGCAAAGGTGGCCAAAAGTAGGGAGGGGCTCATGGTTAAAGGTTGGTGATTAGGAAGCCGGCGGCAAGCGCGGCGATTATGAGGTGCAGCCGGCGGCGCTCCTTGCGGGTTTTCAGCACCAGCGCCCGGTGCTGGGCAGTTTGGTCAAGGATGACCCGCTCGGCCTCGTCCATGTGGCGGTCGCACGTGCTTAGCCGGTGGGTGGTCATGGTCAGCAGGCTGTCTTGAATGTCCATTATTTGCTCGTGCAGGATTGCAAGGCTGTCGCACTCCTTGACGTGCAGCTTGAGGACGTCGTACTGCGCCAGCTCGGCTAGCGCCTGCTCGATTAGGTCGCGCCGGATGCAAAGCATGCCGGTCGGTTTATTGCCCGAGGGTGTCGGCGGTGTAGCGGTCTGACAGTAGGCGCTCGATGTCAGCGTCAGTATAGCGGCGATAGTCGCGTGCAGCAGCTTCATGGGCTTGGCGTTTGAGGTTTTGGATGCGGTCAAGGGTTTCTTGGGTAGTGGTTTCGATGTTTTGCAGGCTGTCGCTCAGCGCCCATACCCGCTTTCGAAACTGGTCGGAGCGCCGGGCGTAGTCGTCGCGCTCAATTGTGAGCTGCTCGATTTCGCCTTGCAGGTGGTTTATGGTGCCGTTGACCTCGGGGTCGGTGTCGGGCTTTTCGGTGTGGCCGATTAGCCACACCAGTGCGACGGTAGCGGCGATGGCCAGCAGGCCGACCACCACCAAGGTGCGCCCGTAGGGGGTGAGCTTTGTGTTCATGCGGTCAAAAATAATGGCTTTTTAATTACGTGCCACGATCCGGCTGCGAATTTTTGCCCCGTCCTGCCCCACCAGGTACGTGACCGCGTAGCGCGTGGCGTCTTGGGCGTGGTTCCAAAGGTCTACCGGCACGTTTAGGCTCTTGCCGTCCCGATCGGTGCGCCACCGGTAGTTCCGCGCCTCCTTGATCCAATTGGTGCTGCGCTTGGTCACCACCATGCGGCGTTGCAGCAGGGTGTCGATGCCGTTGCGCACGCTGTCGGCGCCCTTTTCAGCCGGCACCGCCCGAAGGCCTGCCAGGTTAAGCTCGGCAATTGTGCGCGGTTCGGCGCTGTCGCACACCAGGATGGCCTTGGCGGTTTCGGGGTCGGCCAGCAGGAAGCGGGCAAGGTCGGCGGTGGTGACGCCGGTGCGGTACAGCAGTTCGTCGATGTGCAGCACGCCGTCGCTCAGCCGCACGTCGACCACGGCGGTGGGGTCGTTGGTGAAGCCGAAGTCGATGCCGATACACCGGCGGGGGCTTGCCGGCATGCTGTCGCTGGTCACCCAGTTGGTATAGATTACGCCCTCAAGGTTGCCCACCTCGCCCTCGCCGTACACGCGCCACCAGTTGGGGTCGCGCTCTTTTCGGGCTTCGATGTCCGCCCGGATAGCGGGGTCGAGCTGGCCGTTGTCGCGGTAGGTGCTTTTGATAAAGACGGTGCGCGGGTCGGGCTCAGCCAGCAGGTGCTCATGCACCCAAAAAGAGGCCACGGGGTTGAAGTCCAAAAAGGTCGCCACCTTGGTACGCACCGCCAGCTCGTTAAAGGCGTCGAAGGTGATGTTGTTGGCCTCGTTTATAAATAGCAGGTCACGGCGTGCGCCGCGTAGCTTGTGGGCTTGGTCAGCCGGGAAAAACTGCACCACGCTGCCAAGCACGTGCAGCTCGTTGGTGCTCTTGTTATGTATGTCCTCGCTGTACATGCCCTCGGCCCTCATTATGCCGATAAAGTCGCGCATGGCGCCGCGCTTGAGGTGTGGCAGGCTTTCGGCCACTACGCTGATGAGCAGGCCGGGGCGCTTGGCTGCGATTAGTAGCAGGAGCTGAAGGATGCTGTACGTTTTCGAGCTCGACGTGCCGCCTTGGTTTACTATGTAGCGGGCGCCGTCGCGGTAGGCCAGCAGGTTGCGCTTGAAAACGGCGGTGGGCTTCAAAGCTGGTCGATGGCTCCGGTGATGTCGGCGTCGGTGGTCACCACCCGGATGGCGATGGGGTTGCCGCCTCCGCTGATTTCGGTGCGCTCGACGTAGCCGCGCCCTTTGCCCTTGGTCTTGAGGTAAAAAATGGTGGCCGCGTCGCTGCCCTCGTTGATGCGCTGGTGCAGCTTGGTTTCGGCAAAGTCGAGCGCCACGTTTTGCAGCTCCTCGTATGCCGCCCGAAAAACGGGGTCTTTGCAATACTCGTAGAAGGTCGTGCGGTTGAGGCCGAGCTTGCGGCAGGCGGTGGTCACCACGCCCAGCGACTGCTCGAGCGCCTCAAGCATGGCCTTTTTGCGCACCTCAGCGGCAAGGGTTGACCGGTGCATGCGTGCCTCGGCAATGGTCGGCAGCTCCGGCTTTGTGTTGGCGGCCTTTTTACTGCGTGGGCTTTTGTTGGCTGGTTTCTTTGCCATTTTTAGACCACATTTATTTGAGCGGCAGGGTCGGGCTGACCGCCACCTCCCGGCTGGATGCCGGGCGCACTCCCTTGTGCTACTGCCGCATATTTACGTTCCTGCAAAGTTATTTTTTTTCCCTTGTACATGCCAGCATCGTGCTCATCAATTTTACAATAGGGTATGATAGGTACATTTAATTTACATGATTTGTCAATCAAATAAACATATTTTAATTGCTTTCCTGCAAATGGTTTCCATTTCTTAAACTGACTGCTCAATTTTAGGTGGTGCGCTTGTATAACATGCATTGCTGCACCAGTTTTTGGATTAATTCTTAAAGCTGTATTATCCACAATGCTAACCAAAAAAAAACCGCTTGCCCTATAAATAGTCCCGTCACCACATTGTGTGCCGTCTGCAAAGCTTACCACCCATTTTATATGAGGGGCATTTTTTTTGATTAATTTTAAGGTTATTGCTATCACACGACTTTCTGAATTTTTTGGCAAATAATTATCAAAAGCCATGCGATTTAATTCTATAAATTCATTCCAACGGGTGCCTTCAATTAAATTGATAGTCCCCTTTTTGTTTATGCTTGGCCCATAACTTAAAACACCGTGTAACCTATTGTCCAAAAAAGCACCAAAGTGTAAAACTGAGTTTGGCACTACTTTACCGCTGTAATGATGTTTTTTTACAAATTCATTTGCCAGCTTTGCCGGTATGACCTTTACGAGTATTTCTTTTGCTCTGCCCATTGCATTATGATTAAATATAGTGCATTTCCATTGCTGTTTTCATTGCCCATGGTTTCAGCATATTTGTATTCCTCACTTTTCTTAATTTCAGCAAGTGCATTTTTTATAGTTGTGGCCTGCTCTGTGGCAAGGGTGAAAGTCATTTGCTCAAAGGGCGGTTTTTCACCTTCCGGCAGTAAAAAACCGTCTGATAAATTATTTGCATCAATTTCTATACCGGGCAAGTCAAGTCCCCACTCGGTCAGCTCAGCTGCGTCCCACTGGTTTGCCAGCACCTCCCAGTCCCACTCGCCGAAGCCCACGTTGTCTTTGATTATGAAGGCACGCTGCTGCTGCTCGGTTAGGTCTTTGGCGTACACCACCGGCACCTTGTCAAGGCCGGCGGCTTTGCAGGCTTGCAGGCGCATGTTGCCACCCAGCACGGTGCCCTCGCTCGTTGCCACAATGGGTCGCAGCTCCAGCATCCATGGGTCGGCTTTGATTGAGGCCACCAGCTGCTTGAATTTTGCGTCTTTGATAAAGCGCGGGTTGGTGGGGTTTGGGTGCAGTTCGGTAATGGGCACCCACGTTGGGGTCGGTGGTGTTGTCATGCGTTAAAAAATGGGGTAAGCTTTGGGCGTGCAGCTTGCAAGGCTGAGCAGCAGCAGCAAGCACGTCACGGTTATGATGTCAAGGCCATGGCATGCGGCCATGAGCTTGCGCTTAATTGTGAAAAGTTGGCCGGCAGGTGTGCTTTTGCCTTTGCCGAGCAGGTATGGGTTTTTGAAATCTTGCACCTCAGTGCGGCCGTCGGCGTAGGTCACTACAAAATCGGCGCGGTATGTGGTTATGAGGTGGCCGTCCACCTCAAGGCGGTAATTTACCTGCCGGTCAATGTGCACCACGCGCTCGCGGTCGGTGGCTTGCCGCAGCAGGTTGAGCTTGACCCAATGGCGGTACTCGCCCATGCTGTCGAAGCTGCCCTCAGCGGTGCGCACCTTGGTGCTGTTGTACTTGGTCGGCATGCGTCAAAAATAATGTAAAAGGGCGACACGTGGCCGCCCTTTTTTGCTAGGGCTTGCGGTGTGCGTACACCTCGGCCCATAAGCGGGCAAGGTGCTCGGTCACGTTTACGGTGTAGTGTTGCAGCCACTCCCGGGTGATGAACACCTGGGCGGCTAGGCCGGTGCGGTTGCTCTTTGCCGGTTGGGCCTCGGCAAGCACGTCACGGATGCGGGGGAGGTAGATATAGCCGGCGTCGGGCTCCACGATTGCCAGGCGGCTGAAGTGCGGCAGGCCCTCGGTGAGTAGGTACCGATTGAGGTGGTACCCGCCATGGCTGAGGTGCAGGGGTGCGTTGGCGTCGCGCTCGATAAAGATGGCGTTTTCTGAATAGCTTGCCCGTCCGAGCTTGCTGCGGTAGCGGTGCCCGGCGGGTGTGATGAAAACGTCGTAGCCCATGTACGGCTGCCCGGTGGGCGTGGGCACGGCGTCGGTAAAGATGACCGCACCGTCGGGGTCATTGGCTCGGGGTATTTTCATGCGGCGGGCTGATTAGGGTGTCGATGGTCCGGAGCTGGTCGCTGAGGTCGTGCAGGTGGCGCGTCAAAAAGGCTAGCAGGTCGCGGCGTCGCCAGTTCTTGCTGTGCGTGTTGGTGTGTTCTACAAAGGTCAGCAGCTGCCGGTTTTCAACTTGCCATGCGTCGAGGCGGGTGAGGGCGTCAAGGTAGGCGTCAAAAAGTTCGTCGCGGGTGAGTAGCAGGCGCAGCTTGCCCTCCGGGGTGAGGTTGGTGGTGCTCATAGCTCGCGGGTGATTTTGTAGCCCTTTGCCTTGAGGTGGTCGATGGCCTGGGTGAGCGTAAAAAGTTGGCCACCGGGGTCGGTGCCCTCCAGGAGGCTGAGCTGCACCACGGCGGGGCGTGCGCTTTCGGTTGCCGCCTTGGCCGCGTCGAGCAGGGTGCTGCGCAGTTGGCTGCCGGGCTTGGCTTTGGTTCCCCGGCGGCGCTTAAGTGTAGGGTCTTTTTTTAACTTTTCGCGCTCGGCTTTACATTTAGCCCGGTACTTGTCAATAAGCGGGTTTGGTTTGAACCTGCCGGTGGCGCCCTTTTCGGTGGCTTGGTAGATGTATTCTTTGCCGTTTTTGGTACGCGTCACCAGCTTGCCGGTTTCTAGTAGATCAACTAGCCGCTGGTTGCCAATTTTGGCCTTTTTTTCCAGCTCATGTAAGCGCTTGAGCGGTTGGGGTTGCTTTGCCAGCATGCGCAGGGCTTGGTAGATTGCTTTGATGTACTTGTCGCGGTTTTCGGTTTTGTTTTCGTTTTTTTTCATGGTGTTGGTGGTGTGTGTGTGGGTTGGTTGTTGTCGATTAGCTTTTCAATGGTCGGCCACGCCGCCTCGATGGCATGCCGGAGGTCGCCGTAGGCCTTCTCCCAGTCCGCTAGGGTCACCGGGTCGACGGCACTGCGCCGGGTTTCGGTTTGGCGCAGGGTGAGCAGGTCGGCGGCGGCGCTTATGATCTCGAGGAGGTCGACCACCTGCTCGGGGTATAGGGTTTTGGGCGTGCTCATGTGCCGGGGCTTACTTGTCGCCGAGGGTTTTGGGGCCTCCCGGCTTGATCCGGGGCCGCTTCGGCGCGGTTTTGGGCTTGGGTGGGTCAGTGTAGCCCTCGCCGGGCTTTTGTGCGTCCTTGGCCTTGCAAATGGCCCACGCTTGGCTTTCGGTGTAGCCCTTGTCGATTAGTGCCTGCACGCAGGCTTCAAGCTGTTGTGGCATGGTGGTCGGGTTTTTGGGTGATTAGGTCGGTGAGGGTGTTGGTGGTGTAGGTGCTGGCGCCGTTGATCAGGTCGTCGAGCAGGTCAATGCGCACCAGCAGGGTGCGGGCTAGTTGCTGCCGGGTGTCGCCTCGCATCCGGCGCGGGTCGGCCAGCAGCCGGTTGAGGGTCGGGCGGGTGATGTCGAGCGCTTGCGCTAGGGCCAGCTTGGTCATGCCTCGGGCACGGATGAGGCGCTCGAGCGTGTAGGTCATTTGCTTGGGGGTCATGGTGTGGGGGTGTTGATGTTTTGGCTGATTAGGTCACCGGCAGCCCACGCGTCGCCCTCCTGCCGGTTGCGGCGGTGCTTTTCGCCTTGGGTGGCCAGCAGGTGTTGGTTTTCGCGGTGCTGCACGATGCCCTCGGTGCGCTCGTCGAAGTAGGCGTTGAGCCACTCCACCAGCGTGTCGTATCCGAAGCCGCCGTACAGCTTGCCGAAGGCTTGGCGCTTGAAGGCCAGCTCCAAAAAGGTTTTGAGCTCGGGCAGGGTCAGGTTGCGCACCTCGGGCAGGTCGGCGAAGGCCTTGCCCATTGCGATGCACGCCTCGGCGGCCACTGCCCGGCTGGCCGGTAGCATCGACACGTAGGTGGCGATGGCCTCGGTGACGGTCAAGGTGACCAGCTGCTGGGCGTTGCTTGGGTCGGCGCGGTATAGGGCACCGATACACGGCTCGCCGCTTTGGATGGCTGCCACGGCTGCGCTGGTGGCGGTGCGGTGGCTAGGCGTTGCCTGCCAAGCTCTCGCGAATAGTTGCGGCGAGGTGAGCTGCTGAGCCAGTGCCGCCGGTAGTTGGTTTGGGTTTTCCATAGTTGGTGCGTAGGGTTTCAATCATGTTTGGCAGCTGGCTGTTGATTTGCCGGAGCTGAACCTGCCCGCGCTGCCAGTCGGTCAGCAGGTGCCAGTTGTCGAGCATGAACTGCCAAAGCTCCAGCGCGGTTTTGCTGCCGGCCTTGACGGTGTCGACCTGCTCGAAGTAGGTCACGATGGCCTTGAGGGCTGCGCCGTCGGCGTCGGTGATCCGGGTGGGCAGGCTGCGATCGGCAAGGAAGTCGGCGTAGGCCTTCATAAAGTCGGCGAAGGGGCCGGCTGGTTTTTTTTTGGCCGGTGCTTTGTCCTTTTCCTTGTCTTTGTCCTTATCCTTATCCTTATCCTTATCCTTAGCCCCTAGCTTGGGGCTAGCTTGACCCTTGCTAGGGTCAACGTAGGGGCTAGCTAGGGGCTTGATAGGGTCTAGCTTGGGGCTTTCGCTTTGTGGCTCGTTTTCAGTCAGTTGGTATTTTTCCATATTTTCAATTACGGCGCGGTGCACCCGGTTGGCCGGGTTGAGCTCGCCGTACTGAAACGCGACGAAGTCGGGCAGCCACCACTTGGTGCCGCCGTCGAAGGGCACCGCAAAGCCCTCAAGCTGGGCCAGCAGCTCGGCCTCACCGGGCAGCTCCATGCCGATGCGCAGGGCTGCCACGTCAAGCTCCACGCGCCACGTGCCGGTGTGATCGGCCTCACAAATTAAATACACGTAGAACAGTTTGAGGTGGGGCGGCAGCCGCTTCATGCGTGCCGTTTTGAACAGATTGGTGTCGATAAAGCGCTTGGCCATGGCTCAGCCTTTTGGGTAGATTATGGCGTAGGAGCTGGTCGAGGTGCGGCGCGGCGGCTGCAGCGTCACCACCTCACCGGTCACCGGGTCGACCACCGTGGTGGGCGCTTTGATGGCCTTGAGCAGCTCCTGCCGGAGCTTGATCGCCTCGTTGACCTCGTACTGCTGCACCAGGAGCTCGTCGAGCTCGGGGTCGGCGCAGGCTGAGAAGTCGTACCGTATGCCGGTTTCGCGGGGTTGCAGCTCGATGGCGCCCACCTTGATGCGCTCGCCCTTGGCGTACTTGCCAAGCTCAGCCAGCACCAGCTCGTCGATGTCGTCGATGGCGGCCTTGAGCACCTTGGCCATAGTGTCGAGCGCCACGGCGGCCTCCTTGGCGTCGATCTCGCCACGGTGCACCGCTTGGGTCAGCTCGGTGGCGGCGGTTTGGATGTCGGCCTTGCTGGCCAGTGTGGGCACCCACTTGAGCAGGGCGCCGGTGCTTTGGTTTTGGTTTTCCATTGTGTTTACGTGTGTAGGTTGGTTTCGATGTACTTAATGACCTCGGCGTCGATTTCGGCGCGGTAGGGTGCCAGCTCGGCGGTGCAAATATATTGCCCGCTTAATGTTTCGGCGCTTTCGATGGCATAGCACCAGCTCAGCACGGTGTCGCAGGTCGGCATGCCGGTGGGTGGTGCCCAGTCAGCCGAGCGGGTCACGTCCCACGTGAGGTTGGCCCTCACCCACACCGCGCCGGTGGCGGTGTGGATGACTAGGCTGATCGCTTCAGAAGGGCGCGTTGTCATAATGGTCGGCGGCTTGGCGGTTTTGCTGGTCAATGTGCTCCATGTGTGCGCTGTCGACCAGTGCCTGCCGCTCGTTGAGGGTGGCGAGGTCGGTTTTGTTGACGCGGTACTTGCGCAGGATGTCGGCCACCTTGCCGCCGCCCTCGATGTACTCGAGCGCCTTGGCGCCCTCGGGTGTCGTGCCGCCGTTTTTGGCCGTCAGGTTGAGCCACGGCAGGCCTGCCTTGCTTTCGGTTGCCGGGTTGGGGCGCACGGGTGCCGGTGCGCTGGCGCTGGGTTGGTATGTCATGTGATCGGAACCGGTTGCGTCGCTGTCCTCGTCGGATGGCAGGGCAAGGATGGCAGCAGCGGCGTACCTGCGCAGGTAGCTCAGCCCGCCGCCCATTTTCATGAGGTTGTTGACTTGGCCGCCCTCCCATGCCACGTAGTGCAGTTTGGAGGCGATAAATTGACCGGAGCGGTGCACGATCCGGGTGACCACGCTGTCACCGGCAAGGTGCTGCTCCATGAAGCAGCCGCAGGCGGCCAATGCCGGGCGCACGGCGGTCAGGATGTCGTCGAGCAGCATGTACTTGCGCTTGACCTGGGCGGTGATGCTAGCGGTGCCGTTTTTAGGCACTGCGATGCCGGAGCCGTGGAACTGCACTAGCGCGGCGTTGATCTGGTCGGTGTCGGCGCTTGTCCAAAAGCTGTCGGTATGCCATGTGATGGCGGGGGTGGGGGTGGGGTTGGTTTCCATGTATGTGTTGGGGTTGGTTTTTTTTAAGGTAGCGCGTTGGCCGGTCGCGCCCCCGGTGTTGGTTACTTGTTAAGGCCTTGACGGCGTGCAGCAGCGCACCCGTCATGGTAGCTGTTGTGGTATGCCATGAAGGCGGCGCCGAAGGTGCTGCTCATGGTGCTGTACGGATTTGCGTAGGTACCGGTGAGGCCGTCGTTAAAGCCTTGAGTGCGGATTGCGGCATACTTGCCGCGCTTGGTGGGGGTGTGTGTCGTTTCCATGGGTGCTAAAATATAAAAAAAGTACACGCCGTCTGTTTTTTTTACGCTTGACGCGCTAACTCGCTGTTTTTCAATTCAATTATTTTTACTCGGCATGCAAAAAAGGCCCGACCGGGCGCACCTTGAGGCTGCCGGGGGTGCGCTCCAGCTCGTACAGCCCGTCGCCCTCCTGGGCACAAAGCCAAAGCACTGCGCCGGCTACATTTAGCGGCTCGCGCCCGTCCATGTGCACCGCCACCGTGTCGGGGTCGGCAAGTATGGCCTCGATTACACGCAAGCGGGGCAGCAGTGCAGGCGCCGGCTCGGGGTCGATGTAAAGCGCCACGTGATCGCGCCGCCAGTCGACACAAAAGCCAAGGCGCTCCAGCCGGGTCAGGTCGAGCAGCACGCTGGCGATGCTTGCGCCGGTGGCATGGGCAAGGTGTTGCAGCGCTTGGGGTGTTGCCTTGAGGCTGCGCACGATGCCGCGCAGGCGTTGCAGGTCGGTGATGGCCATGGTGGCACCAAGGTAGCGCAAAAAGGCCGCCAGCTGGCACCGTTGCAGCTTTGTGCGCTTGCAGGTGTGGCCGACCTTGACTACTTTTGTCGCTGGTTTTGGTATCCATTGTGTTCTTTGACGAAAAAGGGCGGCCAGTTGGTCGCCCTTTTCGTTTTCAGCCTTGCCAGCTCAGCTTTGGCTGGTCATTGCGTGCAGGTGCATGGCGTCACGTACACGGTCATACACGCATGCCAGCTCGTCCATGGTCAGCCGGGGGCCGATTAGCATAGGGTTGCCCACCCGGATACAATCGGGCAGGCGGGTGGCTTGGTAGCTTAGCTCGTACACCTCGCCATAAAGGTGCACGGTGGTCTTTTGGGTGGTGGTGTTGGGGGTGGTTTCCATTGTGTAGGAGTGTTGGGGTTGGTTTTGGTGTTGGTGTTGGTGTTGGTTTATAGTTCTAGGGCGTCGTTTGCTACATGCAACCGGGTGATGCGCACGCCCTCGTGGTAATGGGTGAAGGCTTCCAGGCTTTCGTTTGGGTTACGGGCAAGTATGCGCCACTCCACCTGCTCATGCTCGTCGAGCGGGCCGGTGAGGTTGCCGATATAGATGCAAAAGCTGTACGCCTTGCCCTCGAGGTATCCGATGCCGAAGTCGGTGTCGAAGTTGGCCGGCTCGTAGTAGGTTTCTGACCACTCGTAGGCCACGTCGGCACCCGGCTCGAGGTTGATGTAGTTGGCTTGGTCGAACCAATA